TGCAGGAGTATCCATAACATCTGGAACAAGACCTAACTCTAATCTCTGTTGTTGAATTTGTAACTCTTCATCATCAATTGCTCTGTGTCCCGCAAAAAAAATAGGATGTCCTTCTTCTAAACCATAGTATTTTGCTGCATCCTTAAGCTTTTTAATTTGGCGTATATCGCCTTTCATAGACGGAATACTTAAGTACCCGCCTTCATCATCCATAACCAATGATTCATCTGGCATTTGCCAGGCGTAAACTCCCCAGTTTACCTCATCAATTGGTTGAACACGCATTTTACCCATATGCCAATAATACCACCAAACTATTTAAAACTGAACATTAGACTACCATTTTAAGATACATGGGTATGAAAAGTAATTGGCTGACCATTATTTATTTGAGAAAATGTACCAGAGTATTCAAGAACTGATCCTACAGAGGTGACTGAATCATAAGCTACTGAGGTATTAATGGCAACAAAAGATAAATATCTATTTTGAACTTCAGTTAAACCCAAAGCATTTGGATAAATGCTTATATAGCCATATGTGGCTTCTGATGGAAGCTTAGATGCATCATAAGAGCCATTTATAAGTATGTTAGATGATCTTGAGCTTGGGTATACCAAAGCCACATGATATATTTCTCCATTTGTCAGTGTAATAGGAGATGAGTTTCTACTTATACCGTTGACATATAAAGTTGATCCTGAAATTGAATTTTGCAAAACATTTGAAGAGTCTATATATAAATCTGCAGTACCAGAAAGATCGGTATCTAATACCGCCGAGCCTTTACCATCATATTCCATCCAAAACTCTATTGTTTGATATGAAGAAGATGAAGTTGGAGATATTACAGCATATCCAGATTTGGATCCTGGGTCTTGTGCAGAAAAACGAACACCTAGATTTCTAGATCTTGAAAGAATATCTGTAGTATCCTTCTTAATCATATAAGTTGTGCTTGAAGCTGGAGATATTTTAAATAAGCCTGAATCTGAGACTTTAGTTATATCTGAATAAACATTTACATTTAAATTATCAATTCTTGTTTGTGGTCCCGCCGAAGTATCTGCTGAATAAAGAGTTACTTTAATTAAACATTGACCTGCAAAACTTGATCCGTAGTTGGACAAGAAATAAGGAAAAGTTTTTCCATTTGAAACATTATAATAACTTAAACCATTATCATAAGAAACAGAAACAGTAGCATAACGGCTTACAATCAAGCTTGTTGCAGACATATTTGTATATGAACCAGAATCCCAAGATATTTCAACCCCAGTAAAGTTTGGATATGATCCAACAGCTAGGCTATAAACCCAGGTGCCTACAGTTGAATATGGAACTGTTGTATTTGCTAATGTGATGCCTGTTTTATCAGTGACAACATTTGAAAAAATTCCTTCACTGTAAATATTATTACTATTAAATTGTTTTGAAAAAACAAGTTGACCATCATTATTATCAAATGAAAAGTGAGATACATCTGTTTGATTTGAATATAATGTTGGGTTTGAATCTTTATATGCCCAGAACATATGATTTTTTATTTCATTTGAAGATAAAGACCTGTCATAAAAAGCCAAACCATTTATAGTAAAGTATGAATTATTACTTGCAGGACCTACATTAAAAGTACTTGAAGAATCTGAATAAAATTGATAATTTGAGGGGATAGAAACTGATTCATCCGTTAAACCATTTACATATACATTCATAATCATATCTTTTACAGACACAAAAACATGCAGTGGAGAATCCCATGAGTATATTTGCTTTTTAGTTGTAACACTTAATCCACCTGAAAAATAAAGAGTAAAATAAATAAAATCATTATTAGTATAGATTTGCATTCTGGTGCCAGATGCTGATTTGAGATTTATTATATTGCACGTATAATTTTGAGCTTGTGGCATTAATAGCCAAAACTCTATACCAAAAGATCTATACTCATAGCCTTCTTGAAATACCCCTCCATACCCACCATTTGGTCCATAAGCATTATTAATTGATATGCCAATATTTGAAGTTATTAAACAACCATTTATGCTGGTATCAAAACTTGAATGTGCTATAAGTGTAGTTACATCCTGAAAGTTTGGAGAACCTACTGTAAATGCTCCATGATTACCATAGTTTGATACATCTTGAATTTGAGTTCCTGCTTCTTGAGCATAAGTTGATTCAGCATTTAGATAAGCTTGATACGTTGAATACAACAAGGATAAATAAGAATAGGTTCTAGCTGCTGATTGACCGTCTAAAGGCCAGAATGATAAGGGGTTATCTCTGAGTACCGCTTCTTTATATGACATTTATATTCCTATTAACTAAGTCTGTAAGTAACCCAAGTTGTTGTTCCTGTACGAACAGATCTAAATCTTGCAGAAACGCTAGCTGCTACTGTAGTATTTCCTACATAAGTATGAGAAGATCCTGCAGACATTGTTATAGCAAAAGCAACTGTATTAACAATGCTCCAATCAAATGATACGTTATTAACAATTCCAGATACTCCACCATCCATAAGTGTTCCTGTTGGAAGAGTAAATGTTGCAGTATTTGATCCTGTATAGTTAACAATTTCTGTAAGCAACTGTGCAATAGTTAATGTTGATGCACCTGTTGTAGATATTGTTGTAATTGCAGGCTGATAAAGATAAGTAATTCCACCTGTCATAAATACAGCACCTGAATGTGATGTTGTTCCATTAATTGTAGTTGTCACAGCAGATCTACCAATTGTTAGACCAGAAGCATTTGTTCCACCAATTGTGATAGTTCCTGCGGTTCCAGTTGCAGTTCCAGCATCAATTGTTACTGCACCTGAGTTTGATGTTGTTCCTGTTGCATTTCCTGATGAAATAGCAAGTGCTGCAGAGTTTGTTGATGTAGTTGATGTAGCATAAGTTTGAATAGGACCTTGAACAACTATATTACCAGCGTTATCAATACGCATACGCTCTGTGATTGTACCTGAACCCATAGTGTAAATCTCTATATGTCCTGTAGTTGAGCTATCATAGTACCCAGCAAACATACTATAGGTATTTGTGCCATCACCGAATCTTAAATATGATGAGGTTTGAGTTGAATTTGTTAAATCCCAAATATCTCCTGCTGAATCAATAAAAAATTGATTTGTTGAAGATGTTGAAAAATTTAATGTATTAGATGCAGAAGAATACATTCCATTTAATGGGATAGTTGCTGTTGTTGAGGGAAAGTTTAAACTTGTAGCTCCCGCCACACCTAATACTGGTGTGACTAATGTTGGGGAGGTATTGAATACAAGATATCCTGATCCAGTTTCATCTGAAACAACACCTTTTAACTGAGCAGATGTTGTTGAGGCAAACTGTGAAAGATTTCCTGATTTAAGAGCAATAGATATACCATCAATTGCTGTGGCTAATGCCTGAATATCACGGGGAACATTGGGGGTATCCGTTAATTGTGGATAAGGCAAGCTAAAATTGGCGGTATATTGAGTGGTCATTGTTCTCCTATTATATCAAGATAAGATATTAAAGCCTATTATTCAATTACTTCTGATGATTTAAGAACATAATCGTCTAAACCGCATTGATTGCATGTAGGAAAATACATTGATTCATCTTCATTTCTTTGTTCAATATAAACATGTCCACAATATGCAGATTCATAAGTATATTTTGTTGTCATTTGTTTCTCCTAATTATTAGTAATAAAGTAATATACATCCATTACCGCCTGTTCCACCAACACATGTACCAGGATTACCTGCAGCTGCTCCTCCGCCTCCGCCACCGCCTGAGCCACCATTACCGCCATTAGTTGAACCAGTCAAGCCACCAGAAAGAAGTCCGCCCCCACCACCATCGCCTGAACCACCGTTACCGTCTTTTGACCTAAATTCATTTACCTACTTTAATTGAATTTAGCTATTTTTTATTTAATTTTCTGGTTCATTTGGGTCGTCGGGAAGCGTTACCTCTTCTATTACATTGTTATTTGGCTTAGACGGGTCATATCCGCCAACTCCATAAATTACCATTTTAGGCATTATTGAACCTTTACTTGCACTAGTGGACTTGTGCCTGTTGAAGGAACACCCAATGTGCCTGCAGTAGTAAAACCACTTGAGGCGTTTACTGATTGCGTATAACCAAACGCTGTTCCATTGGCTGTTGAGGTTAATGTTACTACTGGCATACCTACTATTTGAGTTTGTGTGCCTGTGGCAAATCCAACATAGGTGTTGGTTGTTGCTGCAGTTATTACATTAGAAGCAAGCCAATAAATTCCCTGAGAAAGAGATTGGGATATAGTTATTCCATAAAGCGTTGAGGAAGACACGGGGGATACTGTGCCTGCATCTAGCAAAACCGTATTAGGCAAGCCGTTATTGTCGTTGTAAATGCCAAGTCTAACGGAAGCACTACCTGAAAATGTAGAAGAAGTAATGCAGGCTAATTGGTTTAAAGTTACACTATTTGGAACAAAGAAAGGTGTATAAAAGGTTTGATTGTTAGTTGCGGTAGCAGTTCCAATAATTCCAAGGCTTCTATATGAAGAACCACTTACTAAAGAAACCCCAGGGGCAACTGTTGGTTGTAAGCTTGAGTAATTTACTGTCATTTTTTATCTCCTATTTTAATTACATTATACATTATGATACTCTCCATCCATATGTAGCTCCTAGATATACTAAAACTACCGCTGCATAGTTTACGTTAATAACTAACGTCTGAGCAGAACCACGTATATTTAATCCATTATTTGCAACTGTAATATTATTTGTTGCTGCTGATCCTGAAACGTCAAAAATATGAATTTCATCACCTAATGTTGCTGCAGCGGGAAGAGTTAAAGTTCTAGCAGCTGTTGTATCTATAAAGTAACTGTTAAAAGCAACAGCAGTTGTAGTAGAGTTAGAAATTAGTGTAGATGGGGTATAAGGAATTGCTGTAACTGCTGCCCAAACTGGTGCAGTTGTTCCTGTATTATAGGTTAGGACATAGTTATTTGTTGCTGATCCTGCTAATCTTGTTGGAGCACCAGAAGCACCGCCATAAATTATATCCCCAGCAGTGGTCATAGGATTCAACATCAAAGTTCCCGCAGTTGAAGGAAAAGTTATAGTTCCAGTAACACCTTGAGCCAAGGTGGTGTTTCCAACTTTAAATGAGCCTGATGTAGTATTTACAGTTCCATTTAGCTGAATAGTAGAGGTTGCTCCTGAAGATGAACCAATTGTAATTGCAGTAGTACCTGCTGTTGAAGCAGTTCCAATATTAATTGTTTTGTTAGTAGTTCCCGCACCAGTTGCAATATTTAATGTATTTGCAATTGTTTGAGTTCCTATTGAAATTGTAGGTGCGTTGTTAGCTGAACCTATTATTATTGAGCCTGCTGTTGATGTTGCAGTACCAGAATCAATATAGACTGAACCTGAGTTAGATGTAGTTCCTGTAGCGTTACCGCTTGATAGATAAACGTCATAGCTTTGCACTGAAGTTGTTGCAGTATCTGGACTTTTGATTACTGATGCGTTTGAAGCAGGGTTAATTATCTGCAAAAAGTTTGTTCCAGAGAATGAATAATAAGTTGTTCCAGATATAGTTGTTGATACACCAGATTTACCAATAGTTATGCTACTGGCATATGTTGTGCCGATAGTGATGGCTCCGTGTGTTGAACCACCGCCTGCCTGTAAATTAAGCAAACCACCCGTACCCAAACCTGCGTAACTTCCTGCTTGAATAGTAGTTGCCCCACCAATATAGCCAGTTCCACCGCTTAATGTTATTGTGCCGCCAAATACGGTTGTTCCATCACCGCCAGCGTTAATAGAGACAGTTCCAGGCATACTCGGAGAGTTACCAGATTGAATCGTGATTCCGTTACTACTGCCCGACCCTACTGTTGGCGTGGCTACTGTTTGCCCTGTTGCACCGCTGATAGATATAGAGTTACCTAGTTTTAATACTCCTGAAGTTAAACCAGTAGCAACGTTCACTGTACCCGTTGTTACATCAGAGTAAAGGAATGGTGTTGCTGCTATTCCACCTGCATTAATTGTTGCAATTGTAGGTGTTGTTATTGTTGGCGATGATGAAGTAATCATTGTTCCAGAGGTCGGAAGAGTAATAGTTGTAGCACCTGAAGTTGTAAATATTAAAGAGTTTCCTGTTGTAGAAAGAGGAACAGTATATCTAGTTGTTGAAGGAGAATAATAGAGGTTTCCAGAGGAATCAACCTCCATACTTCCAGCTGTTGGAGTTGTTAAAAGAGTTGCTGAGGTTGAAGTAAATTTAATTGGTGCAACAGTTGCTGTTCCTGCTGCATACACTAAACCAACTTTAAATGCTTTTGTCACTTTTCACTCTCCCAATTCAAAAGGGGTGGAATGTTACTCCCACCCCTTCATTGTATCATTACTAATATTATCCAGCCATTACTACGTTGTAAATTGCACCAGATGCTGGGGCTGCTGCAAATGATACAGTAACCACAGATGTGGAAGTTCTTACAATATCAACTTCTACCTCAGAATATTGTGTATCTGGAGTTGAAGATGTTTGATAAACTTGAACCATAATATCTTGTGAATTTAGGTTATGGTTTACTGCGAATGAAGTTAGAGATCCATTTCCAGTAATTGTGGCAACTTGCTTCTGTGTTGCATATGAATAAGCTCCTCCAGTAATACCTGAACCTGTTTGAGTTGTTGTTCCCGAGCTGTAAACCAACTGGTTTCCGCTTAGTGATAATCCTGTCCCTGGGTTAACTGCAAGACCTGCTGTTGTTGATGTCAAACCACCATTTGAATTAAGTCTTAACTGAAGTGTATTACCAGTAAGAGATAGTCCAGAAGTACCTGTTCCAGTAGTAGTATCAAATGCTGATCCGAGTGCAATAGATACCTGGTTTCCAGTTACTGATGTACCCGCTCCTGCAGTTACAGTTGCACCTCCATAGAACTGAGCAAATGTAATATTATCTGTACCAATTTTAATTTGTTTGTTAGTTCCAGTTCCAACACCATTTTCTGCCCACGCACTATTTTGGTTTGTTGGGGTTACTGAGAATTCAGAAGCTGGGGCTACAATAAGTGTTAAGTCTCCTGCAGAAACTTCTCCAGCAACGTGGTTATCATAGTCTGTTGCACGAGTCAATGTCCACTTGCTACCAGCGGACCCTGGGCTTGTAACTACATATATACCGTTTTGTGTAGCAGTTGATTGATTTTTAATCAAAACACGGTCTGTAGCAACTGGAGATACGTTATCAATTACTAATATACCATTATTTGCTGGGGTAAGTGTTGCACCTACTCCTGTACCACCATCTGCACCCGCAGAACCTGCAGTATATGTTACTGTTCCCCATGTTCCAAGTGTTGTTAAATCTGTTGTTGTTGCAGCTATTACTGCTTCGTGTTGGTTATAACCTGCTGCTAAATTATCAACGTACTGTTTTGTTGCTACTTGTAATGCAGATGTAGGGTCTGCAGATACAGTTACTTGAGATACTGCAATATTACCAGAACTATCGCGTTGCACAACTGCACTGTTTACGTTAGTAGCAGTTGATTGTGTCCATGTAGGAGCAGATGTTCCAGCAGAGGTAAGAACATAACCCGAAGTTCCAGCAGAACTTAATGTTATTCCAGAAGAAGTTCCGTAGGCAATTCCACCTTGAGTTGCTGTAATATTTGTATTTGTACCACCATTTGCAAGTGCTACAATTCCAGTTACGTTTGCAGCATTTCCAGAAATATTTCCAGATACTGCTGATCCAGGAATTGTTGATGAAGCACTTAGTACACCAGATGCAGCAGATACATAACCATTTAATGATGTGTTTACTGTTCCAAGTGATGGTAGTGATGTTACTGTAGTGCTAACAAGAGTACCAGATGAAGGAAGGGTTACGCTTGATCCTCCAGAAGCACCCGCAATTGTTACGTTATTAGCACCTGAAATTGCAAGTGTTGTGGAGTTAGGAATTGTCAATGTACCAGTTGAAGAAGATATTGTCAATCCATTGATTGATGTAGCTGTTGCTGCGCCCAATGTAGGTGTTGTAAATGATGGAGATGTTGCTAATGCTACAACAGTTCCTGTTCCACTTGTTGTATATGTAGTTAATACACCAGATGTTGAGTAAACAATACCTGTTCCAGTTCCGATTGTTGTCAATGATGACAATGATGTAACTGCAGTATTAACAAGTGTTCCTGATGTTGGCAAAGTTACGTTTGTTGCACCTGTTGATGTAAGTGTAATTGAGTTTGCACCTGAAGTAACAAGTGAAGAACCATTTGCAATTGTAAGTGTACCTGTTGATGTTGAAATCGTAAGTCCATTTACAGTTTTATTTGTAAGTGCTTGTGTTGCAGATAATAGTGCAAATGTGTCTGTTGTTGCAACAGATGGAACGGTAATTGTTCCTGATACTGTTCCTGTTGCTGGTGCAATTGTTATTGTTCCTGAAACAGAACCTGCCAATGTGAAACCTGCTGTACCAATTGCTGGTGTAGTAAGAGATGGAGAGTTGCTCAAAACAACTTGACTGCCAGAGCCAGTTGTTGAAGAAATCTGTGTTCCATTTACCTTGAATACGTTGCCTGTTCCAGCAGTATCAAATGTCTTATTTGTAAATGTATCTGTTGTAGCACGACCAACCAAAGTGTCTGTAGACGTTGGAAGTGTTAATGTGCCAGTGTTAGTAATTGTTGCAATTACTGGAGAAGCAGAAAATGTTGCTACACCAGATATAGTATGTGCACCTGAAAATGTTCCCGAAAGTGATGCACCATTAATAGTTGGTGTTGTTAAAGTCTTATTTGTAAATGTCTGGGTTGAATCTAGGTCTGCAAGTGTATGCGTTGCAGGGGTACCACCATAATATGATTGAATTCCAGTTGCACCTACTAGCCAAATATCTCCAGATACTGGAGCTGAAGGGGCTGTGCCTGATGGAATATTTAAAGAGGCAGCGGAAGTTGAAGAAGCTGTTAATGTTGTCTTACCTGGAAGCGTTACTCCACCAGTTGGGAAAGAAAGAGTAATATTAGGAGAAGATGTAGTAACAGTAATTTGATTTGATGTACCTTGCAATGTTGTTGCAACAGTCAAACCATTCAAAGAGGCAAGTGCTGTGGAACCTGTTGCCAACTGTACCCAGTTGCCAGTTCCAGATGCAGTAGAGAAATAAAGATTCCCAGATGTGTTATAGTAAATTTGACCAGCACTGATAGCACTTGGTGCTGATGCCGAAGGCTGCATAGCAGCATTAAGGAGTTGCAGTCCATTAAGATTTATATTTACTCTATATGATTTTGCCATGTTGTTTTTATAATCTCCTTATTTTTTATGACAGGTATGCATATCCCGACATTGGTATAGAAAATGTCAATATAACTTCATTTGTACTAACATGTTCTATATCACATTCTACATTATTTTGCCCATAATCCGAAACAAATACGGATGGACGATACCCTAAATCATGCACAATGTCCCAAGTTGTTGTGTTAAGCTGTTGCTCATATGTATATGAGACTGATATTGGGTTTACCAGGTTAGTTGAAAGCTGCCACCCCGTGCTTGTGTTTGTATAAAGCTGCCCTGTACTTGTATCAAAATAGGTATCCCCGTTATTACCTAGGGATGGCGATGGAGGGGTTGATCCTGTTAGGAATGATTTTCCGTCTACACCTTGCAATTTTATATAACTGCTATAGTCCCACGCAATGTCTAAAGGCTTTGGTCCATAGATGTATTGTGATACAGAATCTAAATAGTAGTCACCCATAATTCCAATATCTGCTGCGGGAGCCCCAGAACCCTTTAGTACTGATGAGCCTTTTTCTCCTTTTGGGCCAGGAGAAGCAATAGTTACTTCATTGTCATTTTTGACAACTTCAATATTGTAGTAAACAGGTTCAATGGTAATGTTATCACTCATTGAATTACACCTTTGCTAACCTCAAGCCAACCTGTTGCGAGTGTTGTTTTTTCAGTACCCGAATTTACCTGTAATTGATAGGCAGCCTTTGGTACCGTAAATTTTTTAGTTAAATCTGAAGAAACAGTAACTTTTATAATAGCATTTACAGTATCAATTGTAATACCATTTGTAGTATCAATTGATGCACAAAGATTTTTTCCACCTGGAGTATCTCTTACTTGAAATTCAGCTGTATATCCATCCAATGGGACAGGATCGCCATTACTATCTTTATAAGTAACTGAAAGGACGAGTGTATCGCCTTGAATAATTTTAAAATTTGTATCTTGCATAGTCACCTACTTCTAGGTAAATTATAGCATTTAATAATTATAAATCATAAGAAAACCCGCCCTGTTAGGGGCGGGTTAAACGGATCTCTACGGTATTTATATTATATCAGTTTTTACCTATATCTACAATTTCACATTCTGACGCAACACAAGCAAAAGCCTGAGTTCCCGTAGTTGTGTCTTCAAGCTCATACAAAGACAATGCAGACCAATCAATAGTTTTTGGCATTTTAGAGTGTGCTTCTTCATATTCTTCTTTTGTTATCTCTTGGTAGGGAGCTTGAACATAAGAATGGTTAGACTTTGGTAGAAAAGAAATTCCTGACACTTCATCAAAATTTTTATAAACCCAAGCACCGACTTCCATCCATTCATCTTCTTTTACAGATACTGTAATTGAAGGCTTATGCTCACACCAATGGCGTTGATAAACAAGCCAAACTTCAAGTTGTTGAATTGCTGTTAGCTTATCTCTAGTAATTGCATGCTTTGGTGCCTTTACTGGAAATGAAAATACTGTTGTATCATTTGGCTTCATTACATCATCTTCAGCAGGAATACCCGTATCCTTAAGAAATTGTGTAATTGGATCCTTTTTATCTCCACGAACTGTGCGAATATAGTAATCTGAATGCCATGCATGCATTCCTGAAGACACCCCGACCAATTGGGATACTGTTCCTGAAGGCTTAACGCAAGTTACTGCTGCTGAAGCGGGAATCCCAATTTTCTCTGCTTCAGCGATATTTGTAGAAACTGCTCTTAGACGAAGTAGATCAAGAACATCTGCAAGCTTTCCTAGTCCCTCTTGACCAGAGAAAAACTTATGTCCAAATTGACCAGTCAGAGAGACTCCAAGTAGACGCTCTTCTTCTGTGTTATCCTTCCAAATCTTACGGATATATTTGAAATCTGTTAGTGTTGACTGCCAAGTACCTAGAATTGAAGCAAGTTCAATTTTACGAGTGACTGATTCAACAGTATCATTTTCACGAAGTACAACTTCTGATAAATTACAGAACTGATAAGGACGTAGAATAATTTCAGAACATGGATTTGTGCCATAATGGATATCTGGACTTCTACGACCATATTTTGCTGCTTGTGCTTGTGCTGCTGCCACGTTATAAATGCCACGTTCACCAGACTTTGAATCATAAAGAGATTTCCACTCTGCAATAAACTGCTGCATCTCTGGCTTACGTGAATATGCTACAGAGTTATTAGATAATGCACGTTGAGAATTCTTCTCCCACCAATTACCTGCCTTAGCCTGTGCCATTTCAATATCGTTGATGTTTGAAAGTGAAATCATTGCTGAACGACGAACACCACCAACAACAACAACTTCACCAATCTTACACATAATGTCATGACATTCAATTGGCTTTAGTTGACGACCAAGTGCTCCTTTGAATACTTGAATTGTAAAATCAAATAGATTTACTAGTGGTTGAGGTCCTGATGATCTTCCACCCATTGTTTTAAGACGAGCACCTGAAGGACGAACCTTGCTAATGTCAATCTGAGGAATCTGTCCAGCCCACAATAGCCCTAGAAGCTCTCTGTAAGCCTTTGCCCAACCTTCCTTAGAGTCTCCGACTATAACAGTTGTAGAAGACTTCTCAAGCGTTTCTGGAAGGGCTGGGAGTTTATTGATGTACTTATACTCAACAGAGAATCCAACACCAGTTCCACACATAAGGATATACATTGCTTCATCAAATGAACGAGCATTATCTACTGGAAGGAATGCACAGTTATAACCAGATACATTCTCTCTCTCAAGTGCTGGTCCTGCAGTCATAACAGAACGCATTGATGGCATTACATTGCGATTAAATACTGCATCACGAAGTTCTTGGACAAGCTTTGGATCTGGAATATAATTATATTTTGTTTCTAACTGATTAAGCATAAAGCTGAAGTAACGATTTACTGTTTCACCCCATGTTTCACGACGATTTTCATTTTCAAGCCATCTCGCATAACGAGATAAAGCGATAAAATTTTCATACGGGTTTTCAATAGTAT